TGTTTTTGTTTTTATATTTTTTAAATGATTTTATAATTTAAATCGGTCAATGACCTACAAGCGTGTCAATCCCGGCTTGTATGGGAACCAGAAACCACAGTATACGCACGTATGCTGCACAAAGAGTTATAATCTTTTATTGCAGAACAATTTGTCCAATCAACCTTAGCTTGCTGCTACCACTCAAGGATTTTCAAGTGGGACAACCGAAGAGGCCCTGCGGCGAGACGGATTTCCTCAAAGAGGCATTCTTCAAACGGCCCTGTCACGGACGTTGACTTACCTGATCTTCACAGGCTTGAGCTAAATAACCTATAGCTCGGGGTTTTACTGAGTATCGCCTCTCGAGTGCTTCGTTAGCACTATCAAGCTCATACCTTGAGCTAGGGGTATAATTTACTGAGGAACCATCCTCGGATGCATCGTTAGCATCATCAAGCTCGAACCGGAGCTGGGAGTGTTTTATAGTGCTTTTCTTTGCACAAATGATGACAAAAATCACCATTTTAGATCATGAGGGCGGAAAGGGCATAAACACCCACCTCGCTTGCCATCGCTTGGAAACCTTCTGCAAGCATGGGCAACCCATCACTCATCATCCATTTACCGGCTTCCAACATAAGTTTGCCAGCCGCACCTGACAGAAGCTTCTTTAATTCTTTCCAATGGGTGTCGTTCTCCATGGCTTGAGGAACATAAGCTAAAATTGCGTTTGCTTCCCAAATCCACAGAGGGTTAACAAGAGAGGGAGTTGCACCGAGAACACGGGAGGGGGTTTCAGCTTCAATGATCATTGCTGACAGGAAAACTATGTTCTGGGAAGCGGCGTTGGCGGGTGAAACCGCCATGAAAAAGTAAAACTTTTCGGTGCTTTGGGGATTGAAGGTGCCTTTTTCTTCTTCAAGACATTTAAACTCCATTGACTTGGCGTTGTAAGGGCGCCACCAGCAATAGCCGCCATGTTCCAAGCGGCCATTGAAGGAATAAGGAATGGCAGTATAGTTTTCAAGGGAAGGAGTGGGAAGACCATCCTCATGTTCCATGGGAAATTGACCATGCACGATATCACCTTCTTTAACAAGCATCTGAGAGCGGTTTTGGTAGAGGGCAGCCATAGCTACCACTCGAGCATTCTCACTGTCGTTTGTAATTTGGTTAACATCACCAAAATTAGAGCGGCCAGCTGGATGACGAATTATACCAGAGGCCTGTGTCATTGTTGCGTGAATCTGTGCACCAATGCATGCAGCAGTGGCTAGACCAAGATTGCTAACAGTGTAGGAGTAAACCCCAACAGCATTTGCAGGAGCAGTCACGACAGCTGCCACAGCGGTCCCCGTTCCTGTGAGGGGGTTGCTGGCGGAGGGGGTGTCAACAGTTGAGTAAACACCACCAGAATACAGCACGAAACCGCAAAAAATGGCAAAATTGCTGCCAGTGGTGTTTTGAGTACCAGCCTGGATGGTGATGGTGTCTCCAGGTGTGCAGTGGATGGCTTTGTAAACATCACCATCAATGGGAAACTCCAGGAGGGGTTGAACCTGGCCATTGGCGTCAGAGGAATCGCCGACCTCGCAAAAAAAGATTGCTGAGGTGTTCAACGCGGCATATTGTCCACAAAAAACAGAGATCCTGTCTTCGGGCACTTTGGTTGTTATGGGGCACTCCGGGCAACCTGGACCCAGGCAAGAATGCTTCTTGATAGGCTTAGGGCCAACTTGAGAAGCGCGACTCATTCTTTTATCAACGAACCACGAATTACTATTGCCAAGTGCGGAAGTACTGGCAAAGGATGGAAGGAAGATGGCAGAGGGAACTCCATCATTATCCAACTCTAGGTGGTTCAAAGGGTCGGCATAAACACGACCACTACATTCACCTGCGGTGGTGAATGTAAGCTTTTTCTGCGTCAAAAGGCGTATGACACGAGTAAAATTGCTAAACTCATCAGGATAGGCCACTAATGGACCATTAAATGGATCAACCAACATTTGTTCATACAAATTGAAATTTCGATTAAGGTTGACACCTTTACGCACCAAATGACGGTGCATCTTTTTGGTTATGCCTTTCAACCCTGTGTAAGGGGCAGCATTCTTGTTTATCTTGCGCAAATTGCGTTTGGTGGCTTTCTTATAACGACGTCGAACCACACGATTGCGCTGTGGTTTCGTCATATTGGGCGAAACTTCCACATCAACTTTGACGGGAGCTGGTTTGGCACCTCTTCGGCGACGCCCCTTTGGGGCAACATTAACGGCGACTTCACTCATTTTGGTGATAATTGTTTTTTTGTTGGGCTTCATTATCTTTATTTGCTTTCCCAACAAAAAAGACTGCTTCATCAGCTCATCTCCTAGATAGAGAGAGCGCAAAACCTCCTCAGAGGGTATATCTGCAAGAGCTTGTTCCCAGGCGAGATCGCCAACGAGAACATCACCATAATGGCTTATAAGCCAAGAGCAAAGATTGCGCAAATAAGCGCATAATTCCTTGTCAGCCCACGCAACCCGTAAATAGGCACCAGCGCGCACCAAAGTCATGGTGGGGTTGTTAGGGTGCTCAGTATAAAGCAAGCTCGTGAGCAACTTCTCACGCTCAGGGAGGGGTATAGCAACCCCTTCCACAAAAACTGTATGTTGAGAAAGAAAATCAAGCTCCTCAACAGGTCTCGGCTCAAGGCAATCAGTTGTGGTCGTTATTCCAAGTTTCGCCCAAACTGGAATGATAGCGCGAGCATTAAAAAACTCAAGCGCATGCTCAGAAGCTGTCCAGGTGTTGTCGTCCCCACACAAACCCATGGAAACATTTGCCAAAAAGCAACGTAAATCTTTACTTCCTTCTGGAGCCAACCATATCCATGCAAACGCCAATAGCATGAAAAGGATGAGCGTGTTGTCTGCAATAGTGTTAACTGAGCCTGATGGGTTTCCACCCTTCTTTCGAACAAAAATGCCTTCAGCTGTCATTATAACACTGTTAATCAAATTAGAGTAATAGTGCAAAAGGCGCAGAAGATTCTCGGGGGTTTTATCTTCATCACGATAGCAATTCCAACGGAACTTAGCCACTGTCCACATAATAAAAGCTCTAATACTTGAATCATATTCACTCTCGTCAAGAGCAAATCCACGCGCATGACGTTTGAGCTTCTTATAAAGGCGGTCCCAACCACCATAAAATGGAGAAAAACCAA